CGGTGTTCGCTTGATCCCATTGTGTGCCGTGCGCCCTAGCGAGGGATACGTACTGTTGGTGTGGAACTCCGATTCTACGGCCGCACCAGCAGTTAGCATTGTGAGCCCAGATAGCGTGGTAAGGCGGTTCCACCCGCTAACAAATTTCGGGAGTTGTGCGTCTCTGTTCCCGAGACGCCTTCGTTGCAGGGGCGCTCGCCGTGCCGGTGAGTCTAAGTGGGCGCCTCCAACTCGTTGTGCTCAGCAACGCCATAACGGGTTGCATCTGTGGGAGATAACCACGCTTTCGCTTCGTCGAAAGCCGTGTGAGCTAGCGATTCAGCACAAAGTGCTGGAACCTCAAGAGGAGCATGCCCAAACCTTCCAAGGGCAAGACTCAGAGCAAGAGAGCCGTGGCGAAGAGAGCGTCGCGGACTCAGACTCGTCCTCAACCACCGAAAGCAGTGCGTGCGCGTGCTGCGACGATATCACGCTGGCCGGTGCCAACGGCTGCGCCTTCTGGTACAGCTACAGCATACCCTCAGCAGGCCCGGATCGAGTTCAAAACGTCCACCGACAAGGATCTTCTTTATTTCCTTGGTTTGAATGGTGTGAATTCGACATACGCGGCTTTGCTTACACGCACGCAGGGTTCTGCGACGGTCAAATGCGAGACGTTCAATCTACCGAACGTGAACGGTAGCGCCATCACAACGGTCGGCTCCCAACTATTCCCAACATCTGGGCGGACTATGTCGTTCGAATGGAAGCTGATGAACGCGACGGCGCCACTGAACGTGGCAGGAAGGGTCTACATTCTTCGTTTGGACCAGCGCATGGCGCTGCCTGCCGCTCCGTCCCAGCTCAATGGGGCGGACAACAACACGTTCGATTCGGTGGTATCCACTCTTTTCACGAACGCCAACTTTGTGAAACCGCACATGCTCTCCGAGTACTGTGCCCGACGCGAGGAGGACATTCCCTACTTCGCGGCGCACGTGGTTGACAGGATGGAATATGAGACCTTCAACGGCTGGATCGCTCCCTACACGTCTGACGCTTCTGGCACAGACGCGTACATGAACGAACATGCCGTTTGGTCTCAAATGGTGCCTGGCAAACGTGCCCTCACGGGCTATGCGGTCTACATTCCACGCACTTCAAGCGTGCAAGATCTCACGTTGGCGTTCCACTTGAGTCATTACTTCCGGTGGCCGTTGCAGTCAATCGGCGCAGCGCTCCACAAGGAAATCCCTACCGCTCCCGCCGGGGACTTACCGCCAGCACCGACGATGCCCAAGCAGGCGTCATTGGTGTAGGGTGACACCCGGGCCACGGAGTC